CGAGATCTGGACCTGGAGCCAGCTCGGCATCCACGGCAAGCCGCTCGGCTTCCTCAACATCGACGGCTTCTACGACGCGCTCGCCGCCTTCCTCGACAACACGACGAAGGCCGGCTTCATGTGGCAGGCCCATCGCGACATGGCGATGATGGAGACCGATCCGGCGGCCCTGCTCGGCAAGATGGACGCTTACAAGCCGCAGACCCAGATCAAATGGGTCGAGAAGACGGAGACTTGACGGTTCTCCATTTGATAGGAATTTTATCCTTGACATCGTGACGCTGATCGGATAGAGATCAGGAACGCTCACGAATTGCGCCTGAGACGAACGAAGCCGCCGCGCTGCCCAGCCGGCGGCTTTTGCGTGTCCGGCCCGAGCCGAGGTTTTCGATGACCGACGAGACTGATGAGAACGCCCCGGCTCGGCCGGCGGCGAAGCGCAAGCCTGCACGGAGCGGCGGCCGCAAGGCCGTGATCAGCAAGCTCTGGAAGGCGGCGCAGACACAGCTCGAAGCGCATGAGGCGCATCTCGCCGAACTGCCGGCCGGCACGGCAGCAAGCGAGGCCGACGCCAAGACGTTGGCGACGCTGGCGCGCACCGTGCGCGAACTCGTCGCTCTGGACTCTGCCGCAGCGGGGGAGGGAGGAAAGGCCGAGGATGAACCCAGCCCCGCCGAAGGATTGCGCCGGGTCGATGAGCTGCGGCGAGAGCTGGCACGACGCATGGAACGCCTTATCGCCGATCATGCAGGCGAAGCTGTTCCTCAAGCTGCTGCCGGACCTGACGCCGGAGTTGGTTAGGCTCGTCGATCAGGAGTGGACCTATTACGGGCGGCTCGACCAGAAATCCCGGCGCCTGCCGCCCTGGTGGACCTGGCTCGTCCTCGGCGGACGTGGCGCCGGCAAGACCAGGACCGGGGCCGAGTGGGTCAAGGGCATGGCGCTGGGACTGGCCCCGATCGCCAGCGAACCCGTCGGCCGCATCGCCCTTGTCGGCGAAACGCAGGCGCAGGTCCGCGACGTGATGATCGAGGGGGTCTCCGGGCTGCTGGCGATCCATCACCGCTGGGAGAAGCCGGTCTGGTCGCCGTCGCGGCGCCGGCTCGAATGGGGCAATGGCGCGATCGCGCAGGTCTTCACCGCCGAGGACCCCGAAGGTTTGCGCGGGCCGCAATTCGGTGCCGCCTGGTCCGATGAACTGGCGAAATGGCCGAACCTTCAGGAGACCTGGGACATGCTGCAGCTCGGCCTGAGGCTCGGCGACCAGCCGAGGCAGGTGGTGACGACGACGCCGCGCCCTTTGCCGTTGATCAAGCGGCTGCTCGACGACCAGCGTGTCGCTGTCAGCCGGGCGGCGACCCGTGCCAACCGCTTCAACCTGGCGCAAAGCTTCCTCGACAGCGTGCATCAGGCCTATGGCGGCACGCGGCTCGGCCGGCAGGAACTCGAAGGCGAAATCGTCGAGGAGAGTGCCGATGCGCTCTGGAGCCGGGCGCTGATCGAGGAATGCCGCGAGCGCGAGGCGCCGCCGCTGGCGCGCATCGTCGTGGCGATCGATCCGCCGGCGTCTTCGTCGAAGCGGGCGGATAGCTGTGGGCTCGTCGCGGCGGGGATCGACCGCGACGGCATCGGCCATGTGCTGGCGGATGCGACGCTCGCCGGGGCCAAGCCACATGAATGGGCGCAAGCCGCCGTCGCGCTCTATCGCCGGCTGGAGGCCGATGCGCTGGTCGTCGAGGTCAACCAGGGTGGCGAGATGGCGACAAGCGTCATCCGCGAGGTCGATCCGGGCGTGCCGGTAACGCCGGTTCGGGCCTCGCGCGGAAAATTCCTGCGGGCCGAGCCGGTAGCGGCGCTCTATGCGCAAGGGCGTGTGCGCCATGCCGGCGCCTTCCCGGCATTGGAGGACGAGATGTGTGATTTTGGGCCGACCGGGCTGAGCTCCGGTCGCTCGCCCGATCGGCTCGATGCGTTGGTCTGGGCGCTGACGCATCTGATGCTCGGGCCGAAGGGCCGGCCGCGGGTGAGGGGGCTTTAGCAATTGCCGTCATTCCCGGACCGCGAAGCGGAGCCGGGAATCTCAGGACCATTCTGCATGAGATGCTCGGCTCAAGGCCGAGCATGACGTGCGCTTCATAGCGAGAAACCCATGCTCAATTTCCTTCGCAGCCTGCGCGGCCCGGCCGCGCCGGAACAGAAGCGCTCGCGTGTCGGGCCGCTGATCGCCCTGCACGAGGCCGGGCGCCCGGTCTGGACGCCGCGCGACTATGCTGCCCTTGCAAGGGAGGGTTACCAGCGCAATCCGGTGGTGCATCGCTGCGTCCGGCTGATCGCCGAGGCAGCGGCGCAGACTCAGCTGATCGCCAAGGTCGGCGGGCGCGAGATGCCGGAGCATCCGGCGCTGGCGCTGATCGAGCGGCCCAATCCGCGCCAGGGCGGCATCGCCTTCCGCGAGATGCTTTATGGCCATCTGCTCGTCGCCGGGAATGCCTATGTCGAAGCGGCGAGCATCGGCCATGAGCCGCGCGAACTCTATGCGCTGCGGCCCGATCGGATGCGGGTGGTGCCCGGCCGCGACGGCTGGCCCGAGGCCTATGACTACACGGTCGGCGCACAGACGATCCGCTTCCGCCAGGACGAGGGCGCGCTGCCGCCGATCCTGCACCTGTCGTTGTTTCATCCGGTCGATGATCATTACGGCCTCTCGCCAGTCGAGGCGGCGGCCTGCTCGCTCGATGTGCATAATGCCGCGGGCGCCTGGCACAAGGCGCTGCTCGACAATGCGGCGCGGCCCTCCGGCGCGCTGGTCTATGACGGGCCGGAAGGCGGCACGCTGACCGAGGCGCAGTTCGAGCGCCTGAAGCAGGAGCTGGAGGACGGTTTCCAGGGCGCGCGCAATGCCGGGCGCCCGCTGCTGCTCGAGGGCGGGCTCGACTGGAAGCCGCTGTCGCTGTCGCCGGCCGAGCTCGACTTCGTCGCCGCCAAGGGCGTCGCTGCGCGCGAGATCGCGCTCGCCTTCGGGGTGCCGCCCTTGCTGCTCGGCCTGCCTGGCGACAACACCCATGCCAATTTCGCCGAGGCCAACCGCGCCTTCTGGCGCCAGACGCTGATCCCGCTGGTCAGGCGCACGGCGCAGTCGCTGGCGCAATGGCTTGGCCCCGCCTTCGGCGATGCGCTCGTGCTCGAGCCCGATCTCGATGCGGTCGAGGCGCTGGCGGACGAGCGGGAATCGCTCTGGCGGCGGGTCTCCGCTGCCGGCTTCCTCAGCGAAGACGAGAAGCGCGAGGCGGTCGGCTATGGCCGCCGGGAGGCATCGTCATGAGCCCGTTCGACGCAGCTGCGGCCGGGATCGTCGCGCGCGGCGATCTCGGCCATCTCGCGCTGCTGCTCTGGGCCTTTTCCGCTTCGGGGCTCGCGCTGTTTTCCCTGCGCGAGCTGATCGCCGCCAACCGGCGCTTCGACGAGTTCGTCCGCGAACTCGCCCGGTTCAACGCCCGCTATGAAGGAGGGGATTGATGAGCAAGACCGGTGGCAAATCGCCGCCCAGGCCGGCTCCGGCCGCTGTCAGATCGGGCGTGCCCGCGCCGCGTCCTGGCCGCCAGCCGCGCGAGGTGTTCGGCCGCTTCTTCGAGACGCTCGGACAGCTCGACGCCAATGGCCGCGGCGGGCGGGGAGGGGCACGATGAGAACCGTGATGCCCCGTTATCCTGCAATGGCGCGCGAGGCCAAGTTCCTGGCGCAGCCGCTGGCGCGGATCGAGCCGGACGGCGCTTTCGAGGGCTATGCCAGCCTGTTCCGCATCGCCGATCTCGGCAGGGACGTGGTCGAGCCCGGCGCCTTCCGCGAGTGCCTTGCCCGCCGCGGCGTCGCCGGCATCCGAATGCTCTGGCAGCATGATCCGACGCAGCCGATCGGCCGCTGGCTCGAATTGCGCGAGGATTCGCGCGGTCTTTACGTCCGCGGCCGGCTGTCGCTCGCCGTGGCGCGGGCCCGCGAACTGCATGCGCTGATGCGCGACGGCGCCGTCGATGGGCTCTCCATCGGCTTCCGCTCGCAGCGCGCCCGCAGCGAGCCGCGCAGCGGCCTGCGCCGGCTGGAGAAGGTCGATCTCTGGGAGATCTCGCTCGTCACCTTCCCGATGCTGCCGCAGGCTCGGGTCAGTGCCGTCAAGGCGCTGCGACCACCCAGCCGCGCCGCCTTCGCCTGAAATCGTACCGAAGCCGCAGAACCACAGGAGATTACATGACTGCGCTGAACCAGGCTCCCGAGACCAAGGCGACCGGCGAGGTCGCCGCAATCTATGACGATCTGCGCTATACGCTGGAGGCCTACCGCGCCACCAATGACGAGCGCCTGGCCGAGCTCGAGACCCGCATGGGCGGCGACGTGCTGACTGGCGAGAAGCTCGCCCGCCTCGACGACGCGCTCGACGAGACCCGCCGCCGGCTCGACCGGCTGAGCCTCGACAGCCGCCGCCCGGCGCTGGGTGCGAGTGAGGAGCGTGATCCGGCCGTGGCCGAGCACAAGGCGGCCTTTGCGGCTTACGTCCGCCATGGCGAGGCGACCGGCCTGAAACGGCTTGAAGCCAAGGCGCTCTCGGCCGGTTCCGGCCCGGATGGCGGCTATCTCGCGCCGTCGACGGTCGAGGGCGAGATCCTGCGCCGCCTCGCCAACGTCTCGCCGATCCGCTCGATCGCAACGGTGCGGACCATCTCCTCCGGCACCTACAAGAAGGCGTTCTCGACCACCGGCCCGGCCTCCGGCTGGGTGGCGGAGACGGCGGCGCGTCCGCAGACCGGCACGCCGACGCTGGCCGAGCTCTCCTTCCCGGCGATGGAGCTC